AGGCTCCCAACCCGTGGAAGCCTCTTTTCTTTTATTGCTAAATAAAAGTACGTCATTGACGCACATACCCTTAAAAAGTTGCTACAGAAATCTCTTTTGAGATGCTGTCAACCGCTTTTCTTATTTTTTCATATTGTTTTTGTCCGGCTACAGCAGAACCGGAAGTATATTGTCTCATCAATGATGGATTAATTCCCGCCAATTCAGCAACCTTAGTAACATTCAAGAAGGAGAAATAGTTAAAAAATGACTGTAAATCATACTTATACACAAACTCTAAAGCGGGGATCTCTTTACCTTGTTCAGCAAAAAGTTCCTTCATCTCATTATAAGCAACCAACATATCTTTCTTTGCTTCCTCAGCTGTAGACCCGTGCCCCATCAGCCCAAATCCTTCCAATTCATCATCAACATAACACGAAAAGAAGCCGTCAGTAGCTTTCTCCATAATAACCGTTACTTTCATATTCTCAAGTGTTTTAAATAAGATGTCAGCAATATGCTGACATCTTTTTGCTAATAAAAGTTTGAAAACGTACAAAAAGTGTGGGGATTAAATCCCCATCACTTTCCTGATCTTTCGCTCAGTGCCTTTCGGTACTTCGTGGCTGCCATGCCTTGGTATTGGCCAAGTCTTATTAGTAAGAGGACTAAACCACATATCATGGTTAGCTCCGTTCCTAACAATGTAGCAACCTGCGGCAATTAATTCCGCATACAGATTGTTGTACTTCATAATGTCAATGAACTTTTATTTAGCAATACAAATATAGCGTTTTCGCTATAATAAACCAAATAAAAACATAACTAAATCGCTATATATAACATCAATTAACAATTGACACCCTCCGTGGTTAGAACGGATAAAAAAGAGAACCTATTAACCCGCCACGTTTTCAAGTTTACGCCGAAAACGTGGCGGGCACGGGTGTAAAAAAGCCTACCGAAATGGTAGGCTTAATATCATGTTTAAGCGATTAATTTAGCTTCCAAGTCTCTAATTTTATCCGTTATTTTTCCACGAATGAAATGAACAAAATCAATGATTACTTCCCTGTTTCCAATACTGAAAACATCATCTTCATTATATCTCTCACAAGAAGAGAATTTAAGTTTATAAGAATCAGTTATAAAACTATCATCTTGAATTAAACGATCTTCCGCGTTTTCCAATTTGTCAAGAACATCAAGGAATAAATTTCTATTCTCTGAAAGCTGTTTCTTACGTTCCAAATCATATAAACACTTCTGTAATTCCGCTGTCTTGCGTTCAATTTCTTGCTGTAATGTTTCTGCAGTTGGACTCTCAATGGGGATAATAACTAATGCAGTTTCATTCTCACTTTTTCTGTTTTTCTTTTCCATGTTTTTAAAAATTAAATTATTAAACGATTTATATTAAAAAAGACTCGATCATATTTGAAAAGGCAACGTTTTGAGGAATCAGCGTAGGAATATCTGCATTCATCGGCTTATATATTTCCGTCGCTACATTATATACATCCCATGCCGTTAGGTTTGCTTTGTCTTGTTTAAGCTTGAGTAAATCTTCCGTAAAAGAAGATATTTGAGACTGGTTTAACGGGTATGTATGTACTTGTGAGAATAATCTTTTATCACGGCTATCGTGTGCGACTCTTATAGCGGTAAGCATCCCGATAATGATGTAAATTTGTTCGGCGGAAATAGCTGTATTTTTCATCTTCTTGATCTTATCTCTATCCTCATTCATGTATGTTTCCATGTGGTTAAGCCAAGAGTCAACCACCTCAAAAAGTTTCTCTGTATCAACCTTTAATTGGCCATAATTACTAATACTTCTTTGAGCACCTAAGACACATTGATTGTGGCAAATTTTGACACATGGGCCAATAGCACATTGTATGCCGTCTTGATGGTATGCTATTGCCAATGTAGTCGTAAGTTCTTCCGTTTCCCAATCCCTTATATTAACCGTAGTGAAGATTCTTCTAAGCACATGCGCCTCAATCGCCTTAATCCCGTGTATCTCTTCCACTTGTGGCAGAATTACGACTCCCGGCTGATTTTTATTTTTATTTTGCGCTGCAAAAATGTCCTCAATTTCGTAGTTCAAATTATACTTATCGCACAGTTGAGTTATGCGGTCTATCACTTGATAGTGATATATTCCACGTATCGGATTACCATAGATGTCGTTTTCTTTGTGCGTCCGTTTCAACGTGCTTAAATCCATTGATTCAACGACGTTGTTTTCAAAATCAAAAGCTGCTTTTTCTGCTAAAATTAAACGTTCCATAATTGTAAATATTTTAATAATTAATATGTTTCATACAATATAAAATCTTCTACTCGCTGAAAATAATCATCTGCACTACTATACAGTTCCCACTTTGTCCCGTTAGCATCAACAAACAGAATAGATGTTTCTTTAATAGTGTCCCACATTTTCAGTATCTTATATCCGTTAAAGCACTCTTCTAAAACTTTCAGTGCTTGATTCAAAGTAAATGTTTTCATATTGCGGTAAATTTTATGTTGAACTTTGAGCCCGTGGGTGTTAGCCTTTACTTGGCTGTTTTCCTGATTAGAGCTTTTTTTTTCTGCGTCACCTGTCGTCACGCGGTATGTTTCGCCTTTTTTACGCTGCTTAAAAGGTGTTGCAGAGAATAGGAGCAAGTTTTTTCAAAAACAGGATGCTAGAATACGACCTGAAGGGTGGAGATTTTTTCGAAAACGTAGCTTGAACTTGAGACAGAGAACAGCAACATTTACCTTTGCAGCACAAAAAAGCGAAACAGCGTATGACAGGTGATAGAAATTAATGGCGAGAATCAGATAAGGAAACAGCCTAAAAACATATCGTTAAAACGATACCTCTCTACCCGGTCATGGCTTCATGGAGATAAAGCCTGCGGATCGGAATGAAGTAATGACGGGGTGTCTTTCTTCCTGGTTACGGGATTAGAAGGCACTGTGATCCGGTAACCTCTGCATGAATGCAAAAAAACAGACAGAAATCAGCGATTTCTACCCCTTTGATGCGAAAAATCCGTGTGAGTAAGTTTGGCTGATTTCTGTACCATTGTACAGGTAAAATGCCAAGCGTTCACACGGATTTTTCGCGCGCTCAATGATTTTCGAGCAGAAAACCATTTTAAACGGGGCGTATTTTTAATTAATAGTGTTTCGACAAAAACACTATACTGCTGAAAACCAGTGCAGAAACCCATCCAATCGATTTTAATCGTTTGGATGTAACAGCATGCTGCCCGAACCGCGCCGTCGTCCATTTGCGGTTGCAAGTGTCCTTTTGCCCTCGGAAATATGACTAAATCATTACAAATCAGATTTGTACCCCTTGTACCTGCCTCAGATGCCACCTGCTGCGGGGATACCCCATAGAAAAGCCCTGCCATCCTCACGAACGACAGGGCACACCTGAAAACAATCCCACCTTTAGAGAGCAGCAGCTGCGGACACGCTACGACCGCTCTTCCATATCTGTATAAAATCTTTTCGCATAACGTAATACTTCAGAGCATCGGTAAGGTTCGTAGATTCCTTGGGCAGTCGATGAGTAGGTAGCTTGTCACCGGTCTTCTTCTTGACTACCACACTGGTGTTGTTGGGCCCGTCTACTGTCTTGGTCTCTGTTACTTCCATTTCACTCTTGAGATTGGGGCAATTGTATTGATCGATCAGGATAGTGAACAGGTTGCGTTCCAGGTTACCCGAAAGTAGATCCATGAAGAACCGGTACTCAAGGTTACTGCCTATGTTGCCTTGGCCAAGGCTCATCAGTTGTACGTTCCAACCTGTACGCTTGCCCTCGGCATCATACTCGATGTTCTTCTTTATCTGCGTGGCCATATCTGCAGAGACCTTCTTATAGTTATTCATCGAGCGGTCATAGTAGAGCTTCAGTATCTTCCGCTTGTGCGGCTTAAAGTATACGAGGAAATCATCGGCCAGCTCACGAACGCTACGCGGTGGCAGCGTGTACAGTTCTTTAAGCAACCGCAGCACACGCCCGTTGCGCTGACCGAATACCATCGACAACATGTTGCCCGCATCCATTCCTGCCTCAAGAGGTTTGTTCATATCCAGGTACCGAAGAACCGTGCAGTCTTGCTGCCATCCGAACGGGTGCTTGTCAATTACATCATTGAGGTAGCCATCCGCATAGAAATGTTTCATGGACAGGTTACAGTAAAACATCTGACTGGCCTCTAATTTGGGAATGATAGACAAAATATTGCAGAAGAGTCCCTCAAGTCCTTCAGCAAACTCATCGCTAAACCAATCTTCGCCAAGTATATCCACATTGACATAAGAAGAGGATATAAAGAAAAACGATATGCCACGACGTGTCTTGATCCATCGTTCTTCCCACCGCTTCATATTTTTTCCTGCGAGTGTCAAAGCACGCTCGGCAGCATCGTACTGCCCCTTAAGCGAGCGGTCAGTACGATAGGCAGCTTTAAGTTCATTGTATTGTTGTAGCCGGGCTACATATTCTTTTTTTGTCTCATTGTAGACAAAGCCGGCCTGCAACATCAACAGGATCTTCTGCTTGTCGTTTTGCTTGGCAAGCTTCAGGATCCAGTCATATTCGCCTAGATGGTTAGGGTTGGGCATATCGGTAGTAAGCGTACGGCTACGATACCATACGCTATCCCCATACTTCACGCGGAAACCTCGGACGGCTTTCAACAGATTGGTAAACTTCTCTTCCGGAAAGTATTTCACCTCATCCCCGAATACGCCGACATAAGAACGCCCGGCACCAATGGAAGGCCGATCGAGCGATATGAATGTGAAGTTAAAGCCGGTATAGAATACCATCGTATTGCGCCAGTCCGTGCAGACGTTATACATCCGGTCTTTCCACTCCTGGGGCGGTTCCTTGTTAATCACATAATGCACATCTATCTCCCAACCAAGCAGGGAAAGACCGTCTACAAGCGACGGGATAATATTTTTGTGCAAATTGGAGAAAGTATCGGACACCCATGCGAACGGAGCGCCGGGGCAATCCTGTGCCACTTCCTGTACACGCTCGGCAAGTACCTGGACAGTCTTAGCCGATGCACGGCCTGCAATCCAATAGAGAGACCAGGGCATCATAATTGCGATGAGCTGGGCCATCCAGTTGGAGAACCTCACCTCTACCTGATCATCAGATATCTTTAGTTTTTTCTTCCTGGTCATCGAGCATTTCTTCAAAGTCAATATCTATAATACCGGCATCACGCTTCAGGCGTACTTTTTCTTTTCCTGGTATATTCTGAATGGAGTCTATTTGCGCGGCAAGCTGTTGACGGTTAGCTGACGGTAATCCCACCTTTTCCGAATTAAGATCGTAAATCTTAATCGGTTTATCGTCAACCTCCTTAGGCTTGACAGGATCCGGCTTATCCAGTTGCTTAATCCGTGAGGCCTGCGTAATGAGGTTACCGTAAACCTCCATATCCTTAGAAGACTTCGCATTGCCAAGCACAACCAAAGCAGCTTTTTGCAAATTATCAAAGAGGATATTGCGATGAGCAGCATTCTCTATCGAATCGTTGGTAAAAAACAGATTAATGGCCTCGCTGTACATCTGTCTGGCGCGCATCCGCTCCACATTAAATGGTTCGTGCATCAGGAAGGCAATAGCATTGTCCTTCCCGTACTTCCGATTGAGACCAATCAGGGCATACAAGGCATTGTAATAATCCAACTCATCCGCTGTCAACTCAATGGTACAGCCGGATGCAATGTAGTCCTGCAATATGTCAAAGTAAGATTTGTCAAACATATCATCCTATATCATCATAAAATATCTTGCTGATTGAGTTTCGGTAACCAACTTCCGCACGCAATTTATCAAGGCGTTGCGCCTGCGTAACATTCTCACCACGTTCGGCGGCTGCCGTCATAGTCAGACCCTCTTTAGCGGCCTGCACTAATTGCCCACGTTCATAATGATACTTCAGAGGTGAGCCTACCAAGTTAAAGTACCAGAGGAAATCATTCTCCGGAACACGAAAATACATGGCTATCTGCCGGGGCTGGAACCCGATAGCAGCCAAGCGTTCCAATTCATCGGTATCAACCCGATCATACCAGGGCGGATCTTCCCGCCACTTAACCAATTCGTCCGCAACGAAACTCATATACTTCTTTGTTTTGCAGGAAGGCGTATTGCTCTTCCATCGCATTCTCACCGTAATTTCCGGAACCCTCTACAACGAAGTGACCGGCTGCCGTATCAAGGCAAGTGATTTTTTTATGAGACCATGCAAATGTCAGTTCAATAATGCCATCCCGCTGTAAATCAATCAACCGTTCATATATCTTAGGCATGCGGAACTGAATAGTTTCCGACATGTGCAAATGGATATCCCCTATTAAGCCTTTACTTTTCCATCGTAAAAGCGCATTGATTATGCGCTCGTTTGTGGAATAAGTGGCAATATAGAGATGCTTCACATATCCGGCATTTTTCATGATGTAGACGATAAAAGTAAAAGCGGTGAAGCTCTTTACCGTCTCAATAAAAAAGACCTCATTTTTGCCCGGCAAACGTCCACACAGTTCCTTAAGACTCTTGACCTTGTAAGTCAGCATCGTTTCAAAGTACCGGGAATAATACCGGGAATCGGACATTTCTTTCTGAAGGTCATTCAGATCGAAATAGTATCTCATCCCAATAACCGGTTAATATCGTTCAACTCCTGTTCATATCCTGCTAGGCGCTCTTTTCTAACCCCGTCAAGATGTGGTTTAGTTCCCTTGGCCAATTCCGATTTAACCCGCCACATGTTCTGCTGTACCTGCTGTTGCCGGAGTACCAAATCTTTGATAGGCATGTGCAAAAGGTTGTTTCTGCGTTGAAACTCCATGAATATGGGATGTTTACCCAGCAAACTGTGATGTTCCTGGTAATAGTTAAGCTCATCCCATATAATGCGGTTATCAATAAAGTTATCAATCAGCTCACCGGCAACATCGGCACACTCTTGCAGAGATGTGCAATCCCGCAAATTCGAATGCAAGGCTACATAAGCATGATATTTGCTTATCTTCCGTGAAGCAAGAGCTTCCAGTTCTACCGGGCAACCCGGTTTACCAAGAAATGGGAACTCCCGCCGGAACGGATTGGCAGCAGGCAAAGAAATAGCAGGTAGCTGTTTTTTTTCTTCCGGACAAACATTGTATTTCCTCCGGAGGTAGTCCGCTATCAGGCGGACATTAGCCGTTGGATTAGCACGAATAAGGCGCAAAGTCAGCAAAGGCGCTCCGGCATTTTCCATAAGCCTGACACCTTCCTGAGCATTTGCGCCCATTCTCAACCACTCAATAACCTTATCTTTCACTTTTCATAGACCGATTTTTCGGGAAATAGCTCTTCCAGTTTTGATTCAAGGAAAGCAGAGTACCCTGTCGGAGTATTGTTTAGGAAACACTTTGTCTCTAAAAGAGATTCAAAAACGACAGGATCCGGAGCCTTGGATATAACCGGTAAAAGGAAAGGATCTGTCTTCCAATTCAGGACAAACGGCCTTGCCTCATTATAGCGATTAAAGTAAACTGAAGAAAATAGGTTATCCCCTAAACTGATTTCCGGGTATTCCTCCAGGAGTGACACCAATTTCTCTTTATCATATAAGAATGGCGTATGTGTACCATAGTTATACAAAGGAAGATTTTTGGAACAAAGATATTTGATGGTATTCTCCATATTGGATTTATACACATCTTTGTATTTATCCGGATTAAGTAAGCCAAGAACTTTCGGAAAAGCAATGTAAGACATATCTACCGGAGAAACCAAATATATGTCGTCGTTTGTCCAGATGAAAGATTCCGTAACCTTATCCGATGCGATTGCAGTCTTTAAGGCTTCCATCGTATTCACTTGTGGATTATCGGAATCTTGTGACAATTCGATATAAATAATCTCTTCATCATTAAACCAATCTTCGCGCTCACCTATCACAACGATATGGTGAGGGTGCTTAAAATTCTGTTGAAAAGAACGTATCGCATACAGCAATTCTTTGCCTTGTGCTTTCGAAGCAATATAGGGAAAGACTACTGCTATCGTAGACTCCTTAAACTCAACTTGGCTCTCTATTGCAGTACTATCCTGAAGAACAATACTGGCAGCATCTGACAATGTTTCTTCAGAAGGATTTTGAACCTCTCCCGGATTACCACCGGAGATTACAGGAGCCATTTCTTCAGAAGGGTTTTGGACCTCTTCTGGATTAGCACCAGTCGTGCTTTCAGGAACAATATTTTCTTTCTTTGTAGCCATAAAATATAAATTAGTTGCCGGGGTGTAATGCTCCGGCAACGATTACTAACTCAGTTAAACACCATCACCGTCTGATCCGGTCGGTAACCCCAATATTGCGTTAATATCAGCGTTATCCGTTGCCGGAATTAGACTTGCAGCAATATGACCAATTGTACCACCGCGTAAAGTGGTCGCTAGGTTAATAGTACTCTTATCCGCATCTTTGTCGTCTTGGCTATCAGCCTTAGTCATCTTCAGCGGAGTGCAAGGCGTACCTGCGATTTTAGCGTCGTCAGTTCCGCAACCAATAACAATTGCACCTAGATTTTCATTGATGTTATTGTTTACAAACTCATCATGTTCAAGCTCAGACCCCGGATGCTCATATTCCACATGGTGAATAAAGCCTCTTGCATCATCTTCACCCTCACTGCTGTGGTAAATCTTAACTGTAGAGTCTGTTGCATATACACCTACCGGTTTTTTACCGGTAGCTAATGAAAATGCTGTTACATTCACACCTTTTTCGTCACGTGTGTAGGTTTTTACATCGTCCCACCTAAAAAGAACGATATAAGACTTTTTACCCTTCGGTCTTCCGGAATTGGAAGTTTTTTTAGGTACCGAAGCAAAAGAATAAGTTCCTGCCATTTTTTACCTCCTTTTAATATTATAATCCGTCACCTGCTGAACTACCGGCATTGCCGGGAGACAAGCGTTGAACCAATTCAGGCGGCAAGTAAGCAAAGATTGCTTCTGCCAACCAGAAGCCAACGCCTTCTCTCCACTCTCCATAAATCTTGGCTGCATAATCTTGAGTGGCCATACGTAGCTTTTGATTTTGAGGATCTCTCGACATCAAGTGTCGGAAATTCTCTTTCGGCGTTATGAAGAAAGCACCTGTACCTCTCATACCTTCAATCTCGGCAAACTCAAACTTGGTATAATCAACCTTAATATTCTTGCCATCTTCATTTTTTGTGTTAGGGAATTTTTCCCGGTATGCACGGGCATACTTCAACACTAAATCCGGATCTGCATGGATAGAGAGTTTTTGAGACTTATACAAAGGAGATACTTTATCAATAGCAGATTCTATATCAGTTATTAATTGGTTTCCTTCACCAAGAGATTTGCCATCAAATAAAAGGTTAATACCTTCTTTATTTCCACCTGCTTTGATACGACAAAGGGTCGTTAGATATCCATCAAGAACCTGATTAGCGTCATTAGCCACAAAATTACCATCTTGACCTGCTTCAGGTTCTTTATAGATACCAATAGCAAAAGCGGTTTCGCGCTCTTCATCTAATTTCGGCTTAACGAGTTGCTCTACGATATATTGTACAATAGGCATGTCTTTCGGATCAAGATTTTCATCATACAAATATCCAAGCACTTCGTCAATCACATCAGACGGGATGATCTCCACGTTAATTTTCATAGGATACTGCCTGATAGTCAGCGGAGTAAATTTAGCTTTACCCTTTGGAGTCCATTGCGGAGTGAAAGACTGGAGCACCGATGTGATGTGAGAATGCGTTGCACGTACTTCAAACTTATCGGTAATCATAGTAGTCATGTATTGAAGAGAAGAAGTTGTACCTAACAATGAGCGGAATATCTCAAGCTTCTGTGCATTCACGTAGCGTCCAAATTCCTTCTGCAACTCCTGCGTATCAATAGTATCATCACTGGTGTATGACCGGGCATCAGGACGGCCCATGTGAGCCGCCTGAAGATACTTATTCATATTCAGCGTCATGTCAGGCTTAAATGTTTTATTCATATCAGCACCTCCGTCTTTTTTTTCTCCGGAATCAGGTATTTCCTCCTGCTCCAGCTTTTTAATTGTAGATTGAAATTCTAGTTTTTCAGCCTCTAGCTTCTTGATCTTTTCACGGGCTTCTGACAGAGCTTTTGCGTTTTTAGCATTTGCCTCTATCTCTCCTCTCACCTCATCCGTCACACCCTCTTCGGCGGACTTTCCGTTCTTTTCATATTCGGCCAAGTCTTTCTTAAACTCGGTCAAGAACTTTTCGCCATATTTGGTTTTCAACTGATCTTCCTGCACTGAAAGTAAAATGGATTGTCCATTCTCATCTTTAGCAAATGAAGATAGGTTCAAAAAGCCTAATACAACACCCATTGCTTTTTCAAACATAATTCTAGTTTTTTGAGTTAATATATTCTGTAATACACGCTTCACGACTTAATTCCCGCGCACGTCTCACGATGTTTTCAGCCGTATCTATTCTGTCTATCAGTCCTTCAGACACAGCATCTTTGGCATAAAACATGCGACCGTTCAAAATACCCTTCGTCTCAGCTTTAAGTTTACCTGAACGGTTGGCTTTGACATTCTTCTGAAAATCGCTAGCAAGAGGATCAAGCTCTTCAGTTTTAATAAGCTCATACTCCCCTTTTCTTGCTGCCTCAAAAGGAGCATTCTTATAATCTGATAAATTACTATAGACGGTGTGGATCTTCACACCTTCTTTCTCATAGTACTTTGCATAATCCGGAAAACTCATCATCACACCGATGGAACCAATCTCGGCGGAAATACTGTTGGTTGCAATAATCTCATTACAGTAACTGGCAATATAATAAGCAGCAGAGGCGCATAGATCTACGCGTGCCACCGGCCACTTACCTTTAGATTTAGCATACTGGATTGCATCGACAACAGGAGCAATAGCATCAACGCTACCACCACCGGAGTCAATATCAAGAATAATCGAAGAGATATTTTGAGAATCTGCTGCTTGGCGAATAATTTGTCCATACTCCATTGTTCCATAAGCACAATATGATCCATATTTGAGGAGAGTACCCCTAATAGGAATTATTGCAGTGCTGTCATTGGGAGCATCCGCAAAGCTATTACCGGACTTAGCTTCTTTATCACCAGTAGACATGAATATCGGGAGAGGTTCCCTATCGGATAATACGGAAGCATCTTTGGTTATATCGTTGTCCAGAAGAATCTTCTCGACAAGTAACATATTAGCTTCCACATCCCGGAAGGAAATAAACCATTTCCCCCGGCAAATTGCACTATAAAGATTTGAGAATGCCATTTTTCTTTTGTATCTAATTATTCCGATACAAAATTACATCGCATTCTATTGTTGAAAAGGACTATAAATATTTAGCAGGTTCAGGGCTATCTCGTTTGCATGAGAGGTAAATCTTGCTCGGATCACCGCTTCTCTCGACGGTTACAGATACCGGGAATTCATCAGTTCCAACTACTATCTGATCAGTATTCGAAAATTTAAGAAGTAATAATCCTGGCGTGGTAAAAAGATTGCGAAGCATAGACTCATACTCTTTTGAAGTGTTAGTCACAGTGGCTTTTAGCTCCTGTGCAACCGGTTGCCCTAGATATTCTATTGTTTCTTTCCATTCTCCAGAAGAAAGACCAATGTCGATCCAGGTGCCGGATACCTGAATATCTCGCTTTCCGGGAATATTAATAACTGTCGCATCATTCGTTGGCAAAAAGGACAAGCCACAAACCTGAGATCTTTTATCGTTCTGATTCATCTTAATAATTGCTTATGGTTTAAGTAATAAAATACTGATATTGTGATATTTACTTAATATTTAATTAGTTAAAATATGCTAATAGTCAAACAGGCTTAATTGAATATCATTTTTCACTTCTTTGATGATTCGCTGCCTATTTCGATAATCGTATTTTTTAACGGCATCATAATTGATAGCATTATTCTTAATAGCGTATGACATTAAAAAAGCCTTGATGATCTTATCCTGTTGATAGCCTTTTTCGTAGCCAGCAACAAAATACTCCCGGATACGAAGCCTAAATGAAGCTTCGATATAATCATTTATCATCCGTTGTTTCCATTCCGGAATATAAATAAAGTTCTCCTGAAGAATGAAGTGATTCCATTCCTGAATCGGGAGTAAGAGAGTTATTGGATTATCTTTAATAGGCTGCTTTGGTGGCCTGTCAGCTACCGTAACCATTGCTTGTATATATCTACCAATATCATTTGATGATGAGATCAAAACCCCTTCTTCCGACTTATTATTGCCGAATTCATGATATATAAAATCGTGCAAATGCAACGGAAGTTCTATTACTACATTAGGTCTCATAATATAAGTTTCTGATTTACATACAAATATAATAAAATTGCATGAATTTTCCTTATAACTTAATGAAATATCTCTAAAGGTAAACGATTATAACATTAATAAAGAAAATAAAGAATATTCAAACTCCTTCAATCTACACTTACAATGCCTATAATAGTTTTTGCACATAAATTGTTGTAACTCTGTAACCCGTAACTTTCAAAACATACATTGCTATCAATCAGAATATTACAAAAGACACAATTTTAGATTAGTATTTGTAACCTTAAATACAATTTGTTACCTAACCGGAAGAATATACCATCTTGAGAAATAGTAACAAAGTCTATTTTTTTGTAACCTAAGTTTGTAACCAAGATTGTAACTCTGTTATTTATCTATTATTTAGTTTCTTATCCTCTTTTTCAAACATAGGTTACAAAGTTACATAAAATTAGTACTATAAAAAGGAAAGGGGTGGAAACCAAAGGAACCGGGTGCCGGGTGTATGCTCTATGATAAAGTAAAAGCCACGGACAAATGACTTTGTACCGTGGCTTTTACTGTTACTAATGTGTGTCTTTAAGGGATATATTCGATAATTTCTTCCACTTTCCACCTGCGGATGATGACCTTAAACTCTTCAGGCATATCCGTCTGGCGGATCTTAGTCCAGTCATCATTGATTTCGTAGTCCATCCAATGCTCACCTGACATAATAAAAGCACCAACGGTCACAAGCAACCACTTTAGTTTTTCGGGATCCTCAGCCTGCAGATTGAGGATCTTCCGTGGCTCCATCATCTCCAGGTAGTTGTAAACCTGAATTGCATATTCATAAAAGCCTGGCATTTCCATCAGATCCGGAAGATACTTCCGGTAGTTTTTAATCATTTCAGAACGGTAGTTCATCTTTGTTATCCTCCTGTGGTTTAAAATCATCCGGGCCAAGTTCTTTGGCTGCCGTCTGCAGGTAGATCATTTCTTTAGTAGTATCGCCCACCTTACGAAGCAATCTGCCGGTAGAATTAAGCATCGAGGCAGGATTATAATCTACTATGTAAGGGCAAAGATTAGCAAATCCCTTTAAGGCCTTGGTAAAACGTTGCATCGTCCAAAGGCTTTTCGATACTTTAGAGAATTCAAGGAAGTTATCGTAAGCGTCTGCTCGAGCTATTTCCTTATTGACATGCTCTCCCTCCTGGGCGAAATACATATAAGCCCAGTCCTCGAAATTAGCCCCCATGTCCGCCTTGTATTTACGCTTAATAATGTTGTCCATTGGTGGCTGAATCTTAATTCCTTTGTCGGCCATGTCAAGATAGAACTTCAAACATTGAGAGAAGAAGTTGAGATCCCAGTTCCAATCCTCTTCAGAATAATCGTTAGTCATCAGGTTTCTACCAAAATCATCCCTGATCGATCGGGATTCCAAATAATCGTTCTCTGCTGCTTTTTCGTGATAGTAATCCGAGAATACCAGGTACAAGATCCTGGCGTTGGTAGACGGGTCAAAGTCGCGCGGAACATAGTTAGTCGTAAAGCCGAACTTAGGCGAATTCTCAAACTCGATGAAGAAAGACTTGTTGTTCTTAGGGTTGACAGTCATACCGGATGTAATACTGTCATAGAATAGTCCAATCGGTAAATACCGGTCACAATCATCCACAAGAACAAAATCGGTATGCTGATCGATCTGATCAAACACGTGAGGGTTATCCATAAGTTTAGGGTTTCGTCCGGAAAGGTTGACAGAACGCATGAATTTGCTGAAGGACTTAAAGAGAAAAGACTTACCAGAACGGCCATTACATTCTCCATCCTCACCGATCTTGTTATCCATTGCATAGATGGCCCAGGCACGAGAAGGAGACTTGTACCGGTGTAAGTTGTATCCGATAGCATATATTTTGTTTAGCAGGTTAAGTTTTTGCTCTTGGATCTCACCCGGAGAAAGCATCGGGCCGGCAATGTCAAACCGGTGTGCAATGCGATACTTTTCCGCTTCATCTACACCTTTATTCTCCCACCCGTATTCCAGTTCCTTACGCCAATGCACACGCGAGGTGTTGATGAGATATTTAAAGAAGCAGCTTTTATGTTCATTCACGGTGATGTCAAACAGATCCGCGCCTTCTGCATTTTGAGACACGTTGTAAGTGAACATATCCGGCAGTAATGATACTTTATGCGGAATAACTTTGTTATCCCATACGCTGCGGCCATCTGTTAGCTGGCCTTGATGTGCGGTTATCCCATCCTTTGTTATCTCCCATGTGCTTTGACTGAAGAACAGAAATTGACTATCAGCCGTATAGTTTGTGAAATCCAAGTTGATTTCATCCAATTGCGAAAGCGATGATTCACCGGTACGTTGAGAGTTAAGAATAAGATTTCGGATATCTCTTGATAGATAACGCTCGAAAGCAAATCTCTTCAGGAAGGCGCTTATATCCTTTGCCTTGATCTGCTCTACGATGCAGCCGTCAATATGTATATACTTTACATTCTCCGTATTTTCATCCTTAAGGGTATAAAACCCATTTAGCGTAAGAAAATTATGAAGACAGGACGTATCTATGTCGAATGTTTCTTTCTTAGATCGTTCGCTCCAGGACTTAACCCAGAATCGAGCGGGCATGGCCAACTCAAGCAAATTCCGGAAATCCTCGTTCTTTGAGCGCAATTCTACAAAGTCACGAAAATCTTTGCGAGGCTTACCCCTGTTGTCGCGGAAATGTGATAGCCAGGAAGGTAACCAAACAGTATGGATGTCAAGGAAGCGAAGAGCAAGCTCTTTACCTTTTGCCCGACCGGTGTTATCTATGTCCGGTATATTATAAAGACGGTCAACATACTTATAGATTTCTCGGATCTCTTCCGGAGAAACCTTATAAGTTTCCGAGTTAAACCATAGTGGGTAATATCCTAATGCCCGGACACAGAGTGAGTCTCTTTCTCCGGAACATATAAAAGCTTCTTTCAGCTTTTGCTCCTTGTAAGCTTTATCTTTGTTGCCGGGGGCGTTAAAAAACTGTTTTTCTTCAGCCTGGTTAAAGGCCCGATAAGCAGCTTTCAGCTCATAGAGGCCATTTATATATTGTTTCGGCTTAACACCTTCAGGAGTATAACTAAATCGCCATTGTTTGTCGGGATTAAGGGGCTCATAAATCTTATAAAACTTAACCACTTTCTCCGGATCCGATCCACCCTCTACTATGCACTCACGCATAAAGATCGGATAGGTCGAAGTAGTAGACTTAACGGTAACCTCACGGTTTTTAACGTATGAGATGGATTTCGCTACATTCCAATGCAGCGAATCGACATGTTCCTGTGTTACCCGTGGGCCAAGCACCCGGAGCTGATCAGCCGTAAAAGTATCACAAAGTTCAAAAAACCGGGCACCTTCTTTTTCATCTGCTGTGGCTGGCCGCTTACGAATATCAGGCTTATTCACCGAACGTTTAAGCTCATCCGTAACATTATACCGGGAAGCGAGTAGAGCAATCGCTTCCGGGAAACGGATGTTTTCCTCGTACATACAGATGTCAAGGGGTGACATGGCCGTAGCTGTATCGCCGAAGTCAGTGACCTTGTAGCAATCGTCATAGCGTTTGAGGCACGCCGAAGCGTCGTCTTCATCCGGACGACGCTTAAAATGTTTTCTATTATCAACGCAATTTTCCGCCTGTGGGTAATAGGATAGGATGATATCCAGCCCATGATTGGATGCTAAGTAAATATCTTCAGGTTTTATCATTTTTCAGTAGTTTTTGCAAAAGAATAGATTATCAGGGATTTGACAGAGGACAGTTTTTAATCAACATGTTAATAACACCAAGATGGTTGCTAATGTCATCAAAGAGCTTGTACATCAATTCCGGTTCCTGCTTTATAGGAGAATAGACAAAGACCGGTTTACCGGCTCCTTTCATCCATCCGGCTTCGGCGTTAGCAGATCTACCACAAGGCAAAACGAGTACACACACATCTGCCCATTGCATGGCCTCAAAATCAGATTTAAAGCCGGCTTCAGCTATGGGATGCTTCAAAGCTTCCCGGTATTGCCCGGTAGGCCAGTTCTGCCAATCAGGGTCTATTTCAGACCAAGAGAAGCCTGTTCGTCCAGGAGGGTTTTTAAAGTCATAAACTTCATGCCCCCATTTACGTAACATCTCAACCACTGTTTGCTGGTATTGGTTCTTCCAGCTGCTTGCAACGTATATCTTTGCCATGATTTCAGATTAAATTATTGTTTCCAATAAGGTTCATTCTCTATTTGTTCCCCTAACTTCAATTCGTTTAAGCGTTTTTCCAAAGTAGGAATATCCTTTATCAAGATCTCGCGAGGTTTGGATCCTCTACTTATCCCTATTATTTCGGCCGCTTCTAATTGCTCTAAAATTCGTTGTGTGCGATTATAGCCTATCATGAAATGGAGTTGTATAATGGATGGGTGTGAACTCTGTCTTTCTACTATTAACCTCGCAGCAGCTTTAAAAAATTTATCAAACATAATTATGCTATTTTCTTTATTGGTAATTATATTTTGGAAGGCTTGGGAATAAAGAATATATACTTTTTTGATTATCTGTGCAAGAAATAAGTTCTTCCCCATTCTCACACAAAAATTGAATGCCATCCTCACAGATTTCCAAGTTATCACATATACTATTTAGATAAGCCAAACCTAGACGACAAGCCTTACCAAATCCTATTCCCTTCCATTCTTTAATTACACTTCCAGAATAAGAATATATGCGGATAATAGTATAATGTCGCTTGTTTCTCGGCTCAAAGACAACCTCAATATGCTTTTCATAAAAAGAAGTATTTATTCGTCCATCTTTCAAAAGTGTAAAACGAAAATTAGCCACTTTACTCTTTTCACTCATGTTTATATCTCCATTTGATTATTAATTCAGAACGCAGCGCACCGGAAAACCGCACAGAAAAAAGTTGTAGCCCTCGGGGTACACGCGGCGGCTGGTGAAGTGTATCACGTACGCGCTGCTAGCGCTATACGCACTACTGCTCCAGCAGAAGCCGAGCACTCCAACGGTGTTCAACTCACCGTCACTGTTGAAGCGATAACCCGAGGCAGGGAAGAATAGAGATTTATCCTCTTTTTTGAGATTGTTTCGTGTATTAGCAAACCACATACCTTTTTTATCGGGATCCCAGGTGTGTGGCAATTCGGACAAGGCTTTAAACTCCTCTTTAGTTGGTAATCGCTTACCTTTCTCTTTGGCCAACTCTTGGGCTTCTTCCCAAGTAAAATACTCTTTGCCATCAGTTACGGTATTCTCGGTATCCCAAAGGATACCACATAATTCAATTTGTGTAATATCATTCCTCCATTTCTTCATTTTTTCTGTTCTCTTTCAAGTTTATAGCATTTTACTTTTTCTAATGCGAATACGTTCCACTGGATTATCATATCCAAGGTCCCGATCTATTTCAATCAATTCCCCATCATGTTCAAACTTAGCACGAGCTGCATTCTGACCATCTAAGAATAGTTCACTATATAGTGGATAGTTTTGGCTTTGGATTTCAGCAAAAACAAGGTCTATATCATTATTATTACTGTTAATGGCATCGTTCAACTCTCTTGCTTTTCGAAAGTATTCCGCTTGTTCCTTTTCTATCTCTTGTCGCTTTCCCAGTAAAGCGATAAAACGTTTCTTATATTCACTCATTTCTATTTCGTTATTCGTTATTTCAAATAAGAGAGTAACTCTATAATGCACTCAGGGACTGCTGATAATTGCACCTCCGGACAATGCAAATTAGAAAAAGCGTTATTTGTATGAATTTCGATCTCATTCAATCTGGAACCGGACGGGGATCCTTTTCCAAAATCCCAAGCTGACTGATAGTCAATACATACACAATGCTTTTCATCTTTAGTGAAAAAATAGGTTTGATCTCCTGGTTTACGAGTTAAGCAGTGTATCTTGACAATATCGGGTTGTTCTTCTTTTGAATTCTTTACTACATCCATTTCTAAATTCCCCGGAACTTCTGACAGGGCTTTTTCCCGGCCACAAGTCTCTGCTAAATTAAGCAACTCTTCAAGAGTCGAATAATCCCAGTTCTCACCGTCTAAGATTCTATTGACTAAAATATTGTATCTTTCTGTATCCATATTATTTTATTATTTTTTGACCTATGTTGGCAAATCCATCCAGCACTTCTTTCAAAGCTCTATCTCTCGTTTTTTTCGATTCCTTTTTCCAGCATATAGAACAGTATATTCCATAGGGTGTATTATAAAATCCTCCGAGTAATTCTTTGCCGCATTGGCAGCACTTTATTATTTTTTCCATTATCGTTTTGTTTCAGATAGTTCTTCTGTATCTATTTCAATATCGCTGTCCTCACTTACGATAACGATATTTATTCCTTCTGCCGGTTGTCGGCGTTGATCTTCTGGAAGCCAATTTCCTTCGCAATCAAAGTCCTCGGATCCGAATGGTAATTCACCATCTCTTCTCACATAGCCATAACCTTCAATGAACACATATTCACTTCCCATTCTTGCTTGAAACTGTGCAAGATGTTCTGCATGTTCTTCCAAGGTTTCAAAGCTGTAAAAATGTCTCGCAAAGAGTTTTCGCCATTCTTCATCCAAGACATTATCATCCAGCTCTATAATGAACTCATCTGTGCGAGTAACAGTGCATCTAAACTTTCTCATTTTTTATTACTTTTTATTAAGTTCATCAATCAATTTTTGTACATAAGATAAAGTTATTATTGCTTCTTCTTCAGAATCAAACCAGGTGTGATCTGAATTATAATAGGCATTGTACTCTACATTCGCTAGAATGTTCATGTAAAACATGTTTATGAATACAGAAAGTAGCTCGGAAAGCGTGTTAAATCGACCCATCGAGACGCCTCTACTTCCTTCTCCGAAATCGATAAAGTCATTTCTGAAGTGACTCATATTAGTGATTTCAACTTCGATTATAAAGGTTCGCTTATAATGTATTTCGAAATGAATCCCTTTTGTTTTTTCCCTAAGTGGGTTGGGTGAAGAAATAGAACCAAATTCTTTGATGTCGAAAGAAAAAGGCGCAAAAGCTTTCTGTATCTGTTGCTTATTTAGTATGCGAGGATCACTTGAGAGTATTGATCTCAGCTCCTCTTTTTGCTTATCATTCAATTCTTTGCTTTTCATAAAACATGTTATTTTGGATAGAATACCCAAATTTGAGAATCTCTTTCTCCTGTCTTTCAGAT